ATTCATTTTTAATTAAAGGAATTTTTTCAGTCAATTCCATTATATTTTTAACAAATATTTTTGCTTCATTTACATTGTAATAAAATAATGAAATGTACTTTAAAAATAGGAAGTCAAAATATAAATTATAATCAATTTCTATATTATATTTTTCATATTGTTCAATTACTTTATCACAACAATCTATACATTCTTTATGATAGCCTTTTGACATGTATGAATTTGCTATAATATTTTTTATATAATTAATCCCAGTTGTAATATTGATAAAATTATTTATTATATAATGATAATCTCCATACGTTCTATTAATATAATCATAATATTTATCTAGAATTTCTATATAAAACATTTCTTCTCCGTGTCCATATCCTAATAATGTATGCCTTATAAATGTATTATTAAGTTCTTCTAATATTTTAATACCAATATCTTTTCCTGTAATAAATAAACAACCACAAACCACATATTTATATGAGCTATAGTATTCCCTCAAATTTTCTTCTTTTGTATATTTTTTATCATTAACATTTAGTATTTGTATATGGAATTTATCTTTTGAACATTTATCCAATATATTTAATAACATATTATTTTTATAATTTATACAAATTTTAGAAAAATTTGGACCAATATATGCGTCAATCCAACAAAATTTTGATGTATTAAAAGGATTAGCATTGATTGTTTTTAAAACTAATTCAAATTTACTGCAACACACCAAATGACTTTCTGAACAGGTTCGTTCGTCTTTTGTTGGATGATAATTTTCCCTATTTTTTTTAACTGTATCAATATATTTAAACACATCTAAATCTTCAACATCCATAACAACATATATAGTTAAATGCTCCAGACCATAATCATTTCTTATATTTTTTATTAAATTTAACATAATTAAATCTGTATATATTACCATATAACATGGAGTTTCCAATAATGATTTCATATTATTAATTGATTCTGACGCATTTTTCGTTTTTGAATTAAACCTTGTTAATTCAAAACATGCTGTTATAATAGTGCAATCGGGAATCATTTATATAAATAAGGTGATATATTTAAATATTAAATTTACTATAATTTATCTTGTAAAAGATATAAACAATTAAATTGATATAATAATATGAATATAATTATACTTATTTTAGCAAACGATGATGGATTTTATCCACAATGCCAATCATTATGGAAATCATATATGAACACCCATCCACATATAAAATCATATTTTATAAAATATAAAGATGAATTAAGTACTAATGTAGTATTAGACAACGATACAATTTATATCAAAGGAAAAGAAACACTTATACCAGGGTGTTTAGATAAAACAATTAAATCAATACAATTTATTTTAAACGAACAATGTAAATTTGACTATGTATTTAGAACAAATATGTCCAGTGTAGTTAATTTAGAGAAATTGTATAAACATGTTCAACAACATTCATATGGTTATGCTGGAATAAACGGGAATTGTTATGGAACTAGATTTATTTCAGGAGCAGGCATTTTAATGAATAAAGAAGTATGTAATTTATTGGTTGAAAATCACGAATGTTTGAATTATAATATAATTGACGATGTTGCGATAGGTTATTTATTTAATAATTTAAATATACAATTTGACACATTGACAAGAATTGATACATTTGAAGATGAATTAGAAAATGTAAATAGAGAAATAATACAAAATAATTATCATTTTAGATGTAAAGCAAAAAGTGATTACAAGAATACATTAGATATAATGAAAAAAATCATATCAATTATTTATAATGAAACAATTGTCCGTGATATGTATGTAAATTTAGCAAAGCAAAATCTAAGTCTTTTAATGCAGAATAAATATCCTAATAAAATTTCTAGTGACATTTGTGAGCATTTAATAACCCTATATAATTATGCGAAGAATTGTGATAGTGTATTTGAAACAGGTGTTCGCGGTTGTATTTCATCGTGGGCGTTTTTAAATGGATTAAATGACAATTGTAGAACAAATAAAAAACATATTTTATTAAATGATATTGATGAATGCAATATTGCTGATTTAATGAATGTAGCAGAGGCTATTGAAGTTGATGTTCAGTATACATGGAAAAATAATTTAGAGTTAGATATTACTCGCACATATGATATTGTATTTATTGATACATGGCACGTATATGGACAGCTAAAACGAGAACTGGAAAATTTTTCAAAAATATCAAATAAATATATTATTATGCATGATACAACTGTAGATGAAATATATGGAGAGACTATCCGTAATAGTTGGGATGCTTTATTACAAAGCAAAACGAGTGGTATTCCAGTAGAAGAAATTAATAAAGGATTATGGCCAGCAATAGAAGAATTTATAGAAAAAAATAATGATTGGTATATAAAAGAACGATTTACCAATAACAATGGTCTAACTATTTTGGCGAGAAAAACTTTTCTTGTATAAAAGTTAAAATAATACATTATATAAAGTATTATTTTGCAGCTTGATAAATTTATTTTTCTTCTTGTTTATTTGTTATTGTAATAATAATCATTAATAACTGTTTTATTTTTAATATATCTACTCATCTTAGCAGCACAAGTTCCTTCCATCTCTGCTGCTTTTGCTATTGTATCCCACGTTGATAACAATTCGTTTGTAGTTTTTTCTCTTTTATACACCTTTTTGCCAGTTGATGATGTAATTTGTTTTTGAACATATGGTTTTTTCAAAGAAACACCATAATAACCTTCATTAGATTCACCGTCAGCCCAAACGGTAGCTTTTACACCTTTGGACATTTAAAACGCCGATTATTTTTATAAAAATTGAAATAAAAATTATATAAAAATATAACTATACTATACTTAAATGGAATATATAATGAGAGTAAACGATATCGTTATCATAGAAAGAACCGATTTAGGTTGTGAACGTATACCATTAAAATTCAGGCATTATATAGATAAAAACACTTATATTTATCGTGCTAAAATAATTAAGATATGTGAAAATAAACCATACCATCGTGTTAAACCCATACCATTAACTGATAATGAAAATGATGATTTTAATGGAACTAGAAAAGGTTACAAATCAAAAATTTACAGAAAACCAGCGTTTTAAATGTCCAAAGGTGTAAAGTATATTGCGATTCATTTAAGTAAATTGTTATTTCTTTCATATCATTATCTGTTAATTCTTTATTAACACTTTCTTTCCATTTTTGATATTCTCTCAATAGCGTCGAGTTTAATATCTTTCCACAATTTGATGTAAAACATCTTCCATTTTCATATAATATTCGTGGATTTCGGCAGCTTTTTTGGTTTGAGCTTTCAAACATAGTGATTTGAAACATTTTATTGTTAATAAATTTTTTTTATATTTTGACCACCGTTTTGTTTGTTCAATTTAAATTCTTCAGAAACCGCTCTTCCAAATTGATAAGCGGTTTTGTAATAAATATATACTCTTTAAGTCATATAAACTGCTTATTTATTTTGAAAGCGGTTTATATAAAAACGGATTTTACCACTTAGTGGTTTTTTTGACACTAATTTTAGGTCCTCCACCTCTCTTTTTTGTATTATTTGGGTCATATTGTTCTTCTTGGTCTTCTTCTGGCATTCCTTTAGATAATTCCCAGAATTCTTTAGAACCAAGACGAAAATCGTTATGACTATCCGCTTTATACCAAAAAACTTGATCTTGTAATTTATTAGATTTTGAGTTATTGTTAATAACAAGACACTCAAAATTTTCAGTACATTGATCCATGACTTGACAAAAGGATTCAAATGTTGGAAACATTCCAGCATAATTTTCATATATACGTTTCCTATTTGCAATGTAATTTTCTCTTAAAATAAAAACATAATCTATGTTGGTTCTCAGTGTGGGAGGAATACCTAAAGGGTATTGCATTGTGATGACTAACATGACCTTCCAATGACGCCCGTTCATGAATAATAAACGCATTAGTTTATCACGAGACCATGTGTTATCATATAAACAATCATCCAATATAACGAATGCTCTTGGATCGATAGTTGAACGTTTATAAGTTTCCATTTCCTTTTTAACTTGTTTTAATACTGTTCGCTGACGCTTTAATATGTTTTCGATAATTGCTGAATTATATTCATTATGAATAAATAATCTTGGCACCATTTTACCATAAAAACCATTACCCTCTTCAGTTCCTGATATCACAGTACCAATAGGAATTTCTTGTTGATAATATAATAAATCTCTAACTAAAAAAGATTTACCTGTATCACGCTTACCAATTAAAACAACAACTGGCCCTTTATTTTCAGTTGCTTTAAATTGGATGCTTTTCATGTCAAATTTTTTAAGTTCCAGACTCATTTATATAATATATTTAAAAGAAACTAAAGAATTTTAACGCTAAATACAATTTATTTATGAGACTTTCGATGAGACTTTCGATGAGACTTGCGATGAGACTTGCGATGAGACTTTCGATGAGACTTACGATGAGACTTTCGATGAGTCTTTGATTTGCGACGAATAACTTTACCGCCAGCTAACGTTTGTGTAGTAACGCATTTAATATCTGTATTTAACAATTTATTTAACAAGAACTCTTTTACACCAGAAGTTCCTAAATCTAATTCTAATGTAATTGCTTTAATATTCATTGTTGTCATAATAAAATCAATAGCTTCTTCTTTTGTTTCCCATCCTAAATCTTCTACGCCACATTCAATATCATAAATCTCGCTATATTCTTCCAACATTTCATCTAATTCTTTTTGTGCACTTTCAGGAGTTTGTTTATATTTTTCAGTAAAATATGCGTGAAAATTTTTTGCGTCAGGTAATGTGAATGTTTCTGGTGTTAAGTTATGATTTTTAACGTATTCTTGTAAATCTTCGTTAGTTGCGTGATAATGTTTATACATTGCGTAAGTTGATATTGGGTTTGTTGAGTGAGAATATATTTTTTCTATTGTTGGTCTTACAAAAAACATCAAATATATGAATATGGTTCTTAAATATAAGTTGTATTTTAGTCCTTCATATTTTACATTAGTTTTTGATAATAATTCCATTGAATTAGTTGACTTATTATATCTTCCAGTTACACTCGATACGCATTTGTTTTCATGATACAAACATAAAATAATATCATATTCATTTGATCTTTCATCATATACTGCTGCTTCTGTATCGCGATATTTATATTGCAATAATTCTAATTTATATGATGGTCCACATTTACCTTGAAGAACTTCATTAATGTTCTTTATTTCATTACGTGTGCCTGCTAAAATTATTTGTGGTTTGTTCATTGTGTATATATTATTATTATATAAATAATTACATAATACTTAGTAATAAAATACATAGTATTAAGATTTCTTTTTAACTGTCAGCGAAAATATGTAATAAATCAAACGAATATTACATTATAATTTTATGAATGTTTTAGAGATAATTATTAAATTATTAGTTAAAAATACATTAAATTTATATTTTAATTCACTAAAGATGATTGCAATTAATTATCAGAAAAGGAAAAACATTGAGCTTTTTAAACGTTTTGAGGAACCTACATCACTTTTTCTGTCAAAAACACAAAACTATATACCAATTTACGCTAGATTTTTTAATTTAAATGACAATAATTATAATAGTATTAATCTAAACAATAAATGGTTTATTTCAAATATAAATGAAAAAATTGAAGATAATGACAATCTTTTTATGTGTAGAATTAAAAATACGAATACGAATAAGGTTAAAGACAGAGAAGTTTTTTTTAAAATGGCACCTTTATTAGATCCTTATAAATATATGATTGGCAAATATGACATCACTAATACTAATCTATTTAATTTACCTAAGCTAAATTCAAATTTAGAAGAATATAATAACAAAATTATTGATGTAAACAACTCAGCTTATGTCGATGGACTGTTCTTATTTTTATCAAGTCAATTAAAAGATACATATAAATTTTTACATGGTGTTGAATATTATGGCTCTTTCTTAAGTATTAAAAATGAATTTAAAATTAATGTATTTGATGATATTGATTACTTAAATAATTCTGATTTTTTTAATAAACATAAAAATGTGTTATTTAAAATAGATGATTATGAACATTTATTTCAACAAGATCAAACAAAATTAAAACCTTTAACTATTGGAAATAATATTAGTTTAAAATCATTAAAATCTGTCAATAATGAAATATTTGATGATGTTTTTGAGGAAGAAAATTTAAGTTTACCAAATATGTCATTAGAATTAGTTGATATTACAAATACATCTTTAACAGTTGGTCATGAGGTTACCCTTAAATCAAATTCAACGTGTTCTTCTCGTTCATCTTATACTAATGATGGGGATTTAAATGATGAATGTGAAAATTGTAGCGGTGAAGATTTTGATTCATGTTCTGATGAAAATAGCAACGGTTCAAAAGAAAAATATGATGAAGACGATTATGAAGAAAATGAAGAGAAAATTAATGTATTTATACCAAAATTTCCAGTCCAAGTTATCGGAATGGAATATTGTGAAAATACTTTTGATAATTTAATTTTAACAAATGACTTAACTACGGATGAATGGAATTCATCATTAATGCAAATAATAATGATCCTAATAACATATCAAAAAGCTTTCCATTTTACTCACAATGATTTACATACAAATAATATTATGTACAATCAAACTGATAAGAAATATTTATACTATTGTTATAAAAAAACATACTACAAAGTACCAACATTTGGAAGAATTTTTAAAATAATAGACTTTGGTAGAAGCATTTTTAAATTTGACGGAAAAGTATTTTGTAGTGATAGTTTTCAAATAGGCGGAGATGCTACAACTCAATACAATACAGAACCTTATTTTAACGATAAAAAACCTAGATTAGAACCAAATTTTAGTTTTGATTTATGTAGATTAGCATGTTCCATTTTTGATTATATAATTGATGATTTTGAAGAAATGAATGATTTAACAAAAATAACCGATCCAATTAAACGTATAATTTTTGAGTGGTGTTTAGATGATAAAGGAATAAACGTGCTTTATAAAAACAATGGCGTCGAAAGATATCCTGATTTTAAATTATATAAAATGATAGCAAGATGTGTTCATAATCATACACCTCAAGCACAATTAGAACGTCCTCAATTTGATAATTTTAGATTTAGCGGAGAAATTAAGAATATAGATGATCTTGTTAATATCGATGTAATTTCATCACATATTTAATACATTTTATTTACATATATTATGAATAATAGTTTTGGATTTATAATAACAAGACATGTTAATTCTGTAAAAACTAACAAATATTGGAATCATTGTGTAAAATTAATTAGAACTTTTTATCCTTTAACAAAGATTATCATTATTGATGACAATAGTAATTATGAATATGTTATTCCAGAATTTAATTATATTAATTTAGATATTATTCAGTCAGAATTTACTGGTAGAGGTGAGCTTTTGCCATATTATTATTATTTAAAGCATAAATTTTTTGATAATGCTATAATTATTCATGATAGTGTATTTATTCATAAACGAATTCCTTTTGAAAATTTTAATGGTATAAATGTATTGCCTTTATGGTTTTTTCATTCAGATAAAGAAAATATGGAGAATACAAAAAGAATTGCGAAAAATCTTAAAAATAATACTTCAATACTCAATAAGATTTCAAAAGAAATGTACCTTCTTGGAATAAATTCTGATAAATGGTATGGATGTTTTGGTGTTCAGAGTTATATAAATTTAGGGTTTTTAGAACAAATTGAAAATAAATATGGAATCACTAAATTATTATTACATGTAACATGTAGAGCAGATAGAGGTTGTTTAGAGAGAATATTTGGAATAATTTTTTTTACAGAATCACCAAATTTATTTCATAACAAATCCTTATTTGGTGACATAATGAAATATCAAAAATGGGGATATTCTTATGATGAATATATAA